GATGGCGGTGTGCGCCGATATATCCAGTTGTTTATTGTTGCTCTTGTTACATTCAAATGACGCGCCAGTTCGGCCTGTGTCACTCCTCGTTTCATCATATGCTCTGCCAGTTTCAAGTAACTCTCCTACAAATTAAAATTAACAATGTGTCAATCTGTATAAAATAATTGTTGACAGGTCAATCACTATTTCGTAATTAAAGTTATCAAGCCAATCACGGCACCCAAGGAGTTAGGGAATGACAGACTTATTAGATAAGATGAAATCGGCGGGTATATATCACTTCTCGCCAAGCCAGTTGAATCGCCCATTGGCGAACTGGATGTTTGATTACGTTTACCTATCAAAAGACAAACGCCGCGAGATTATCGTTGGAGAGAACGCCGCATTCGGTACAGCAGTGCATCAAGTTATTCAATCAGCCGTGTGTCACGGACAGGATATTGATGAGGCTGTAGAAGAGGCATTGACCGGCTATGATTTCCATCCGGCTAATTCATCACAAGACAAGCGCGACAAGTTTCGCGAACTAATACCAGACGCCTCTAGCGTTGGCATCGACTTACTATCTCCCTTGTTTAGTGGCGCACAAGAAGAGCGCAAAATCGAACTGACACTAGATGGCGTACTGGTGCCTGTTATGGGCTTTGTTGATTTGTTCAAGGACGGATCACTGGCTGAGATTAAGACCAAGGCACCGCGTCAAGGGCAGGTTAAGAAAGACGGCACAAGAAGCTGGACTAAGGCATCACTGCCTAAAGAGCCAGTGTGGGAGCATATCCTACAGGCAGCGGTCTATTGGAAGGCCACTGGTGCTACACCTAACATTGCGTATGTGTCATCGGTTGAGGGCGTCATCTACAACGCAGATAACTGCGAGAAGATGTCTGAGGATGTGTTGAACTTTGCTATCGAAGAGATCAGACGCAAGGCCATCACACGGCAGAACCTGCTGTCAGTCAGCACAGACCCGAAAATATTAGCAGGTCTAATGGAACCGGACTTTAGTCATCCGTTCTATTGGAGCCACCAGTTTGTAAGCGAAGCAAAGGAGTTATGGAACAATGTCTAATGTATGGAAAACACTGAGCGCGATTGACTGTTCAAAGCACGTTGAGAAGAAAAACGGATTCACCTATTTGTCGTGGGCGTGGGCTTGGAGCATTCTCAAGCAGCATTACCCGACAGCGCACTATACTAAGCACCTGTTTCAAGTAAACGGTAACCAGTTACCGTATATGCTTGATGCAGAAGGTAATGCGTATGTAACGGTGACTGTAAAGATTTTAGACGATAGCAACCCAAACGGTGTATCTGCTATCGAATCAGCTACAGAGATTATGCCTGTACTGAATCACGCTAATCGTCCAATCAAGAACCCAAATAGCTTTGAGGTGAACGCTTCATTGCAACGCTGTATGGTGAAGGCTATCGCGGCACTTGGTCTTGGTTGCTACATCTATGCTGGTGAAGATTTACCAGTTTCTCTTGACACTGGTGGCGGGGGCAGCCCCTCGCAAAAGCCAGTGACAGGGCGCACCTCGTCAGCCAAACCTTCTTTGTCTTACCGAACTACTGAGCCGGTTGATGAGGTGCAAATGCCCAAGAAGATTGGATCGCCTCTCTCTATTGAGCAGGAGATCGCAATAGCCCCCGATGTTGAATCGCTTAGAAAACTGTACAGCCGTTTGGGGCAAAAGGCGGTGCAGTACAATGGTTTGTTTACCAAACGCAAGAAGGAGTTAGAGGCCAATGGCTGATTACGACAACAATTTAAGGGGCGTACTGTTCCCTAACGACAAGGGTGATAACCCAAAGCGTCCAGATATGACAGGCAGTATGGAGATTGACGGCACAAAGTATCGTGTGTCTGCTTGGAGCAAGACTAGCCAGAAGGGCAACGACTTCTTGTCCTTTGTGGTTGAAGAGGATGACGGCAGCCGTAAGGCAGCACCAGCGAACAACGGTGCAAGCAACCAGATGGATGACACTATTCCGTTTTAGTGTCTAACCTAGATAGGCTGGCGGTTCTTACCTCGTCCGTCAGCCTATCACTTAACAAAGGGATACTATGTGGAAGAGAAAAAAACCTAAGAACATTGTCAGTTCAAGAATGAGCAAATGCAGTTTCTGTGACAAAGAGTTCGATTGGATGACCACACCCGCCATAGTTAATGGAGCAAAAAAGGAGTTTTGTGGATATGAATGCTTTAGTAAGAATTTTGAAAACGCTGTTCGTCACGACTACGGAGCCGACTTCGATAGTCTCTGACTTTGACAAGATCATCAGTGCAACGGCAGAGGTGACAGGCGTCACACGTTTGCAGATGCTGTCCAAGCGCAGAGTAAAAGAATATGTCGAAGCTAGGCATCTGGCTATGTATATGGCTCGTGAGATGACCACGTTGAGCTTGCCGGAAATAGGAAGAGAAATGCAGCGTGATCATACGACTGTCTGGTACGCCGCTGAGAAGCTGTCAAAGCGTGGTAGAGGCGCAACCAAGCTTAATAGAAACATAGCTAAAATTAAGCAGCTTGTAGCCTAATGAGCGACCTGGTAAACCACCCGCCTCACTATAAGAATGGTGAGGTGGAGTGCATTGACGCAATCAAAGCTGCGCTAGGTGATGGCTATAAGTATTACCTGCAAGGCTCAATCATCAAATACATCTGGCGTTATGAGCATAAAGAAAACCCGCCGCAAGATTTGCGTAAGGCAAGTTGGTACTTGGAGCGTCTTATTGACGTTGTGGAGCCTAATGAAGATTAGGCGTATAGCGTCAGTCAGACTGAGCAACACCACTGCTGGTCTGGTTGCAGAATATCTAGCTGCGGCAGCTATCTTGCAGCGTGGCTGGGGTGTCGCTCTAGCCAGCCAAGATTCAGTTGACTTAGTAGCTTGGAACAAAGACACCGGGCAAAGGTTTCTTGTGCAAGTGAAATCTTGCCAGTTTAGTCTTGGCAATAAATATAGATTAGAATTTAACCTAACAATCGGTGGCAATAAACGCTTACCAAGACGGTCAGATTTTGACATAATGGCACTCGTGTCGGTTGAACAAAGGGCAGTGTTCTTTCTGCCGGTCACATCTATCAACATAAAACGAATGAATCGCCAGCCTTCTTTTTTCGACAACCCAGACCTAGAAGAAGATTCGTGGCAGAAAACCATCGAGGAGTTACAGAATGAACTTACCTAACAGACGCCCTTGCGTAACAACAGATATCGGTGCAGGTCTAGCAGTAACAGTTAGCTTTCACCCGCAAACAGGCGAGGCTGTTGAGGTGTTTATGACTGGCCGTGGCAAGGCTAGTGAGAACTCACTTACGGATGCACTCTATCAGCTTGGCGTTACTGCTTCTAAGCTGATGCAAGGTGAACACGAGGATTTCAATGAAACTAGACAAACTGCGTGACGAAATAGTTGCTGATGAGGGATGCGAGTTTAAGATGTATCTCGATCACTTAGCACTGAAAACTTTCGGTATCGGTCACCTCGTAACTGAGGATGACCCAGAGCATAAGATGGCGATTGGTACACCTGTCAGCAAAGACAGGGTGCATCAAGCGTTTAATCTCGACATTCTGGTGACGATTGAAGACTGCCGCCGTTTGTATGATGACTTCGATGAACTGCCAGAAGAGTGCCAGCATATCGTAGCTAATATGATGTTTAATCTTGGCTATCCTCGCCTGTCTCGTTTTGTCGGTATGAAGGCTGGTGTCGATGCTCGTAACTGGCATAAGGCAGCAGATGAAATGGTTGACAGCAAGTGGTATACTCAGGTTCCGAACCGCGCCAAGCGGTTAGTAGAACGTATGAGAGACCTAGCTAATGAGCAAAACGCTACTTGAATATAAGATAATTCCACGCGGTATGATGCTTGCATTCACCGTAATGGCTTGGAACGTATGCGATTGGTTTATGAGTTTAGGCATCACCGCCACCACACAACAGACAGCATTTGTTAGTACCATAGTCGGCGCGGCTACTGGTGCATTTGCCGTCTGGATGTCGCACGAGGGTAAGTAATGGAAAAGCAGGTTATCACTGGCTTAATGGCTGTTATCATTACCCTTGCTGGTTGGAATCTAAAAACAACCTATGATCTATCTATATCTGTAAGTAATATGCAGGTCAGTCACGCTGATAAGCAAGCCATTCAAGATATGAAGCTGGCTATTCAGCGGCTAGAACTTTTACTACTTAACGATGCGAGTATAAAATGATCCAAGCACTTATAGCACCAGTGACAGGTTTGCTGGACAAGTTCATCGAGGACAAAGACCAGAAGAACCAGTTGGCTCACGAACTGGCTACAATGGCCGATAGACACGCTCAAGAGCTTGCCAAGGGTCAGCTAGAGATAAATAAGGCAGAGGCGTCTCACCGCAGCATATTCGTGGCAGGCTGGCGTCCTTTCGTTGGCTGGACTTGCGGAGTGGCATTGGCTTGGCACTTTGTCCTGGCACCATTCATTATCTTCGGCAGTGCCTATGCAGGTGTACCGCTTCCAGAGCTACCACAGTTCGATATGAGCAGCCTGCTGACAGTGTTGATGGGTATGCTGGGTCTAGGCGGTCTAAGAAGCTTTGAGAAGGTCAAGGGGCTAACAAAGTGATAGAAGACCACCAGAACGAGCGCGTTCACTGCCCACGCTGCGGTAACCGGCTTAGAACGGTATATGTCCACGGCCATACGCAGTGCTTTGAGTGCGATCAAGTTATTGACGATTGCTGTCAGGGAGAGATGTGTGATGCAGACAAAATCACGCAGACAAAAGCGTAAGCCAAACAATAGACCAGAAGATAGCGGCGATAATTACTCTGCCTACAGCAAGGCGTTCTGGACACCACAAAAGTTCGGTGCAGCGTCTGAGGTGCGGTCTATCAGCGTGGAAGATTACCTCAAAGAAAAACCCCAGAGGAAGGGAAAACCTCTGGGGTGGAGTTAGGGAGGAAACCAAGAACTATGAGTTCAGATAGCTCTCTTCTCTCCTTTCTACAAAACTTAGGGCTGCTCCGCAAGTATTAAAGAACGTAACCTGTATTAATTTAACGCCCTCATATACCTTGACCACATAATCATTCTCTGATGGTCGATGCTCTATATCGTGCCTATAATTCGGTAACCACATATCTAGTCTCCTAGCTGTTTGTTCCTAACCATATAAAGCCTATAAGAATTGCAGCGGCTGTCAAGCATATTGCGCCA